CCTCACTATACACTAGCACTCCAGCACAAAGTTTCCAAACATCCCGTTCCTTCCTCATCCATCCGAAGACTTCTTCTGATTCCCTTGTATCATGCCTTAGCTAGCTACACATGCACCACATACCGCCCTTTCATAAGCCCAACACTGTCCGGCAGGAGAGGTGTGCAGACTCTCCAATCTCTTCCGCTCCGGCACTTCATATGAAGTTTATGACTGATCATTGTGGTCCTTGACGACCGCCGTACCTACACAATGTTGGTTTGATATGCAGCAAGTAAAATAGAGTTTTAGTGTGATGGATATATCCCTCCAAAACACATCATAACAGGGCCACTGCCCTTACAAGCTCATAACCGTCAAGAGCTATGAGAGGTTGATCTTATAAGCCTAAAATATTTCTCCGCTTGGATACAACAAGCCAAAACAGAGAGGTGGGACAAGTAATAACAAATCGGATTAAATCCAGAAGGTCACGACCTACGCAACTCAACTAAGTGAAACAAAACCTGCAATAACAGTTTCCTTCTTGCAGCATACTCATTTCTCTGAGGTCAAGTTGTTTAACTCGATCATAAATAGGATCTTCATCTTCATCATCCTCTACATTGTCCCAGTAAGTTGCTCCGGAATACAAACTAGCCAGAGTTTCATAAAAATCTAAGAGATCACCATCTCTACACAGGTTGGTTGTGTAGGTGCCATGCTCCAATTGAACTGTAATCAGTCTTTTAATTGGACAAAAATCAATTACTGGAACCGTCTTGTTCGCAACAATGATTACAAGGCTAGGTAAATCTGATAAATTCATAATCCAATCCGGATTGTATGATTCAGAGCAAATTACTTTTGTTTTTAAGGAGGGGTAGTCTTTCACCACAAGACCCCTTTCTCCTGGGCATAAAATACTAATACAATTATCAATATTCTTCATTTATGTTCACTCTTATAACCCGCACTGGTTCTTCTTGGATGTGAAAAAGCCCAAAAGAACATGAATAGATACATAATAAATACAGAATAAATATAGAAATTCTAAAATACAGACCTCTTTAAAACCGACATTGCAACTTTAATATCTAGTAGTCTTTCTTCATCAATTTCAGTACGTCTTTTTGCTGATAATGCAGATTTCTCCATTCTATAACGACATAACTGATTATAGTCTTCAATACTCATTCTAGTTCGATATATCTTATCAATTTCATCTTTCATCTCCTTATATGAATGTTTCTGTGATTCATCATATTTGAATCTTTTCTTCAATTGAATTAACTTATATAGATCTTTGGAAGCAGGTTCTGGTGTTAAAACATCTGATAAAACCTCCACTTCTAGTCTATTTTTCTTATTAACGATACTTAAGTTATCTAATTCTTCTAGAGTCTGTTGGTCTAAAACTCTAGTTGATTGAAATTTATTAGTTTTTAAACTACCAGATAATGCCATAAAAGAAAATTTCGATATTTGGTTAACATTTAAATTAACAGTAGCCGACGTACTAGGGATAGTCCCAGCAGTACCAAACGCTACAGACGCTACTGTCTCAGGATTAGTTATAGTCAAAAAGGCAGACCACATTAACCTTCCAGATGTGACCCCCGAGGAACAGCCCCAGCCTACAGTTGATCCATTATAATATGTTGCAGTACAGTTAGTCAATGTAACTGTAGGAAAGGCGATTACAACAGCTGTACCAGATGCCCACTGTACTGTTGCTTCAACATACTTAGCTTGATTCGACAGAATATTAAAATGATCAGCTCCAACAAACAATCTCATTGTGTTCTGGCTATCAAGTGTGCCATTGTCGCCAAAGGGAATTGCGCTGCCTACATTGTTTGAAGCAGAAAAGAAGGCAGATTCCAGATGTGATCCAATTATTCCTGGCATACGCTCTTGAAAGAACTCAATTTCATAAGTTACCCATAAGTCTCCAAGATAACCATTTGCAGAGGGATTTCCTCCGACAGCCAGTTGGAATTTACCAATATCATATAATCTAATATCGGTACCCGTAGGTTGAGATGCAGTCGATCTTACATAAAACTCTGTGACAGTGTTCTGTGAAGGTGCACATTCAATAGCGTGCATGAAGTCCTTAGAAGGTTTTCTCTCGTTAGCGTACATATAATTCATCATACTTATTTTGTCTGTGAATGCAGGCTCAACAGCGTCATAGTTTGTTGCCATTGCAACATAACCCAAAGCTGTGTTTGCAGCATAGTCAGCGGATAAGGCCACGTATTCAAAAACAAGACCTCTCCAACGATATCTTGTATAGTTATGAGATATGTTGGCTAACCATGGAAATAAAGCATCATTCGCAGGATTCAAGTTATGACTAATTAATGTAAAATCACCAGTGGCACCATAAACTTTAGATACATATTCACGATGTCTAATAATGTTTGTATGCTTGGAATTTACAATATCAGGTACATTAGCTATACCATTAACACCATCTGTGGCTTGCGCGACTAGCGAATTTGAATTGACTGTATAATCTCCTAGTCCCATAAGCATTGCTCCGCCTTTTAATGCAAGTGGCAATAATTTAGCTCCAAGATCCCACCAACTAAAGTTTTCCTTAGAATTCATTTTTGCTAAAGTTTTTCCCGTTTTCATTACTTTCTTTTTGGCTGTATTATAGTCACCTCTACCTGTGATTACTCTATCTTTAGTTTTAGGGCTCCTAATAATAACAGTTGTTTGAGACGGTTTACTCATTGATTTATTTACATTACTTTGCTGATTTACAGCTTTCTTTTTCTGTTGTTGTTTTTGATTTGACATGAAACTCGCACTGTTTCTAGTATGACCCAATGGGTACCTTTAATGTTGCAGAGAAACCAGCAAGTTGGGGTGCATATAAAATTCAGTTGAAACCCCATTAATGTCAAAATATAATTTCGGACTATAATAATCACACTTAACACTATACCTCAAATAGAAATCATACCAATTACGAGGGAAATCTAGACCAATCTTCAAAGGCTGAATTTCGGTCAATGAATCTAAATATTGTTCAATATGCAATTGTTTTGATATAGATATACCATACATCTCCTCAACTAAAATTCGTGTCTTTATATCAATTTCCACATCTGAAATTGTATCATAATAACTATTTGTTTGCAATCTTTCGATCTCGTAAGTGTTTTTGGCATGCTTAATCAAGAAGTCTCTAGTCACAGCTACATCTTGGGTTACCCTTAAACCATATAATGCTAAATTTCTTAATATTGGGCAGCCTGGATATTCGCATAACATTGACATAGATTTGCTTTTTAAAAGTTGCTTCATCAATTGAGGTCCAGAGTTGAGATAGTTTTGTGTAGTCCAGCCAAATCGAACAGACGCTTCCATAATGTTGGTCACATTCCGATTAACACCAGGTACAAAAACATTCCCACAGAAGGACGCTCGACTTAAATCAACAGGTCTCTCTATTTTGATATTGCAGCCTAAATTTGTATACATTTGTGCAGTTGGTACATTCACACAGCCAATAATTCCATCATCTCCTTCAAAATAAGCATCAAATTGATCAAAGTCATTCCCAGATCTTCTAAGTAGATAGAAGGTGATCAACATATTCATAAGGCCATTTCCACATGATGTATTCATTTCCCCAGACATACGTTTTGCTGAGACTCTAGCTGAAAAATTCTTAAAATGAATCTTGTTCGTGCTTAATAAAGGTTTCAGTAACGCCATTATCGACTCACGTTCAGGGTGTCTTTGAAGACTGAAGGAGTACACCATATGTTCAATCTTCATTAATTCTTTAACAAAGGTGGCTTCATATTGAGAAAAATCAGTGCAAAAGATATTTGGGTACACTCGCAATTTTTCTAACACCTTTGGTCTGTCAGAAACAGGTACTTTCTTGATGAACCATTTAAGTGAAAATAACTTATCTCCGAATTTCTTAAAGAAAGGACCAATTCTAGTTTTATAATCATCTGACCTAGAGTATATACCTCGTACAATTTTGTAATCTTCATAGTCCTCATCTTTTGTAAAAGCTTTAATTTTAGTATCTGCCTTCTGATTTTTGTGTTTTTCATATACTTTAATTAATTCATTCTTCCGTTGTCTAGTATATGGTGCAGATTCAATCCAATCATAGAAGTCAAATGTTTCGTTTGGATCAAAAATTAGTTCAGTTAAGTATTGTTTCATAAAGCGCTTGACGAAACGTTTGAAAGCTCTACCTCCTATAATTCGGGGCATAGCTGTGGCAACACGTTTTACCATCCCTGCAGCTTGTGAAACTGAATGTTGTGTATCTGGAGCGGGACAAGCCACACCCTCAACATGGCAACCTAATGATCGCCTAACTGGTCTCCTAATATTTGATTCAAAGCCGGTCCTGATGTCAGTTATTCTAAATGAAGGATCAGGTCTAACTCCATTTAGATTGAGGCCCACTTCTGCGGGCCTGTAGCCAAATAAGACTACCACTGACCCGGTGACTGAAAACCAACCCCGGATCTAAAATTATTCCAGAGAATGGTTTCCCTAACAGCACCAGCATACTGCATTGTTCCTTCATAAATTGGATGATGATTATGATAG